CGTTTGACCGGAATCAGGCTCATCTCTCTAAGATTGTAGTCTCGAATAAAAGTTTCTTTGATGAAGTTGGCTTCTTCGTAGCTGATGTCAATGTCCAACTCTACTCGCACATGCATCTTGGGCTTGAGAATCGCAGCAGCGTTGTCAATGAGGTTGGCCAAGCCAAACACACGATAGGTGGGTTGATCTGGCCAAGCATGGAATTCAGGCTGCTTGCCCCACTCCATGATCATGACACCGCGGTCGTCGTCGCCCACATCAGCGTAGTTGTGTGGGAAACAGTTGCCAATATAGGTGATGTTGTTTTTGGTTTGACGTTTGTGAAAGTGTCCGGTGAACACATGTTCAAACCCGTAAAAGTCTTCTCTACGCACATTGCCATGATCAGGCATGGCTACCATGGCATTCATGAGATAGCCAGGTAGTTCAAAATGCCCAAACATATACTTGGCGTTTAACTTAGTGATCCTTTTATAATCATCCCCAACCAGCCAAGGAGCAATAACCACGTCGCCACTGATATACCAATCATTGCAAATATGAATGTTAGGTAAGTTCCGTGCCCATGCCACACTCTGGATATCGCGACGATCGCGATAATATAAGTCGTGATTGCCAGGAATAAAATAAACAGCATCAAAATTGTCATTCAGGTGCTCCAGAGCCTTGAGACTGTAGTCAAGAGTGACAATGTTGATACTGGCACGATGATTGTGCCAATCTCCAAGAAACAGTGCTGTTTCACAACCTTCCTCTCGAGCTTTGCTGGTGGCCCATTTCACAAATGACAAACAGTCCTCGTTGTGCAAAGTGCTGTTGCTCTTGAGACCAAAATGGATGTCGGTAAACACCGCAGCTTTTTTGAATAGATTAGACATAGTCAAGCAATTTTACATGATCAACGATGCGTTGAGCAAGTTGTTGATGACCAATTGGCCCAATGTGCTCGCCATCGGTGCCGCGATCAAATTGTCTCCAATCTGGTGTAGGACACCATTCTTGGTAGCCGCTGCATTCAAGTTCAATACTGTCCAACAACGGTGTGTTGCCTAGCAATGTCAGTAAAACAAATTTTGTGTTACTTTGCTTCAGATAAGTTGTGCCAATGTGTATGAATTCAAGATGCTCGTACAGCAGTTGATGATCATTGTAGTAGTCCAAGGCCGCAGCATCACTTTCGCATAACATGTGATCAACTGTCTCGTACTGATTGGATCGACGCAAACGTTCTGCACTGGTAGTGGCCCAGATCACAATGTCGTTGGGTGCGAATTTGGTCTGTAAAATATGATTGAGACTCCAGCGAGTGCTGGTGCCAGATTCCGCAATCACAGCAACATCTAGATTGAGTTGTTGTGCCACCAAAGTTGCAAAACGTTGATGTTCTGGTTGATGCAGACCCACGCCCAAGGTATGGCTACAGCCAAACGCCCATACAGTGGCTCCGGGTGACTGCGCGGTCAAAAACCCGTTTTGATAGCACTGTTGTGCAGGCGGGTCAAAATTTTCAACAGTGCGAAAGTGCCTGACATGATTCAACAACTGTTGAGTTTTGCGTTTGGCTGCTAGATCTTGCCAGGGCACTTGGTCGCAGTATACCACTCTGGATGCAGCAAGGCACACAGCCTTGAGCGTGTCAAAATCAACATCGCCCAAGGCTGTGTGATACACACCATTGAGAGACACAGCGTGACAGTTGTTGAGATCAATCAGCACACTGTGTCCAAAGTGCTGTGCGCACCACTCAGCCAGTTCCGGGCTGGTATCGCCCACTACAACAATCATCAATAGTTCATGTCAATGGATGTGACCGGACCAGACACATCTGCAGACAACTTGCCAGAATTTTGTCTTGTCCAGGAAGGGTTGAGACCGTTGAGTTCCAGTATATCGTCTCTGATGCTTTGATTCTTTTTTTCTATGTTGAGTATGCGTGTGAAACTGTTGGTTATGGCTGCTGTGTAATATGCAAATGGGTTTTGCGATTTTGACTCGTCAAATTGCAGGCCAATCTGACTCAACTGTAACAGAGCCTGCCCACGCATTTCTTCGTTGTAGGTGTAACCGCGCCAGTTTGAACGTGTGGCATAGCGTTCACACAGTTTCATAAACATCATGGCCAGTTTTTTGGTCATTTGTCCATGCTCTCTGCAAAATTGGCCAGATTCAAGATCGCCCTGCCAGTGACTACGTCCCACGATGTAGGTTGTCTTGTCTTCGGTGATGCGATAGTGTTCAAAGGGCGGAAAATTCAACCGAACATGATTGGTGTCTAGCACAGGCTCATCCAGCAGCTCTTGCAAGCCATCATCTTGTTCGGTGTCTTCAAGATCCAGAATGTCTTCCAGTCTGCGTCGTTTGAGTTCGGCCTTGCTGACTTTTTTTGGTGCTCTGGGAATGTGATCCCAGGTTGTTATTCTAAACACAATGTCAGTGTTGGGAATTTTTTTGGGATCAATCACAGTGCCAGTTTCGCGTTTGATGCGATCAGCACGGTTGCGTCGAGCCTCGGCTATGGTGCGTTGATTGATGCGATCCAGACTGGGCAATATGATGTCAAATTGATGGTCCAGATCACGATCACGAAACCAACAGTAGCTATTTTTGCTGAGATGTATTTCTTTCAATATATCGCGGTTGTTGAGATAGTTCACCTTGGGCGAACTCTTGGGCAGGGGTGTGGTCATGCTGTGCGACGTCTCCTAAATAGATACTTAGTGTAGCATTTTTGCAACAGATGTCAACCTTTTTCTAAAACTGCGCCGTTAAAAATCCGAGTAAATAACATAGAGGAACATTATCATGGCTGAACCCACAAGATCACCTGCACCGGTGCCACCAGGCGAAACTGGCTATACTGTTGAGCAGACCAACGTCAATGTGTTGCGAGCAATTGGTGCGCCTGCCAACGTGGGCGAAGCTGCTGTGGCACAGACCAATGCCAGTATTGTGAATACCATAGTACGCAATCCTGTGAGTGTGCCCACGCCGCCTCCGCCGGCAGGAAGCACAGCAGCACTGGAGGCCAACAAAAGACTGATAATCAGCAACAATTTTAACACACAGGTCACGGCTGCTAGAGAAAATGCACAGCAGCAGGCAGTGCGCCAGTCCATGGAGAAAAATCCCCAGGTAGGCGACTGGCGAGTTAGGCTACAGCTGGCACCCAACAGTGATTATCTCTACACCACTGGTGCTCAAGACGTGGGCATCTTGAAACCACTGCAAAACAGCAACGGTGTGATTTTTCCCTACACTCCCAGTGTACAGACAGCATATCGTGCCAATTACGAAAGCTATAACCTCATACACAGCAATTTTCGCGGACTGTTTTACAAAAGCAGTCAGGTTGATGATGTACAAATACGAGCCAAATTCACAGCACAGGACACAGCAGAAGCCAATTATCTCCTGGCAGTGATTCATTTTTTCCGCAGTGTGACCAAGATGTTTTATGGTCAAGATGCACAGCGAGGAACACCGCCACCCCTGGTTTATCTGCGGGGTTTTGGTGAATATCAATTCATGAATCATCCCTGCTTGGTATCGGCGTTTACCTACACTCTGCCCACTGAAGTTGACTACATTCGAGCTCTTGCGCCCAACAACTACGGACAGAGTCTGTTGACCAGACGTGAAGTTGGTCAGGCGCCGTTCTTGGGCAGTCAATTGGCCGGTGCTCGTCGTTTGTTGAATGCCATACAAAGATTTGGCAGTCAAGCCGTGCCCAAGGGGGCCGAAGCCAAGCCACCTTCGCCTCCGCCGCTGGAGCAGAATATCAACAACACTGCCATGGCTACCTATGTGCCCACGAGCATGGAAATTGACATAACACTGATACCGGTGCAGACTCGTCAACAGGTCAGCACACAGTTCAGTCTCAAACAATTTGCCAACGGTGACTTGATCAAAGGAGGTTATTGGTAATGGCCACGTACGACAGCCGCAGTCCCTACTACACCACAACTTATTCGCAGTTTTTTCTTGATGTCATGAACAATCGTCCCATACCCAAACAGGACGATGATTTACAGTTTGAGATAAATCTCACATATCAATACAGACCAGATCTTTTGGCATTTGACTTGTACGACTCAGGATCGTTGTGGTGGGTATTCTATCAAAGAAATCCCAACACCTTGCAAGCACCGCCGCTTGATTTCAAAGTGGGCACGGTGATATATCTGCCCAAGATCAGCACGTTGAAATCTGCCCTTGGATTCTAAACATGGCCAATAGTCCAATTCCGGTTCCGTCTCCAACAGGCAATGGTCCCAGCAACGCCGCTGAATTGGCATTGGCTCAAGGCAAAGACATTGCCAAACCTGATCCTGCTCTGTCAACATCACAGACAGAGAGCAAGGCCATTACCAATGACGACAACGCTAGAGCAGCCAACAATCAACAACAGCCACTGACCTCGCAGCCTCAAACAACTGAATACTGGAAAAATTTTAGAATAAGACCACAGCCCAATGTGCTGGATGCCTACAGCAGTTACAGCTATTCTGCATCGGTGTATCTTATCACAGAAAACCAATATCTTCAACTGCTGCAGAGTGCCAATAAAACCGTGGCAGGTTTCCAACTGTTGTTCCAAAGCGGTGGAGCGCAGGCCAACTCCGGACCAGTAACGGTGACCAGCATCGACGGACAGCCCACCAATGCCACCACCGGACCCAATGACGGATTGAATCGCAGCAGATTCTTCACAGATGATTTTTATATTGATTCAATAACACTGGAAAACAATGTGCCTGGCAAGGCCACTGGCGCTGCGCACATGAACACCAACCTTACTTTTACAGTGATTGAACCCACGGGTATAACTCTAATAGACAGGCTGGCACAGGCCGTGGCTGATTTTAGATCGCCCGAACTGCAAGGCAAGCCAGTGAACTATGCTGCTGCTCAGTATCTCATGGTCATAAGATTTTATGGCTATGACAAAGATGGTAAGCCAGTGCAGGTCACGGGCGGAACCGTGGATCAAGAAGGAGTCAGCCAACAAGGGGCAGTGGTAGAACGTTTTATACCTTTCAAGATTCGCGGGATCAAATTCAGTGTGGGCAATCAATTGGTTACCTATACCTGGGAATGTGCGCCAGTGGGCCAGCTCAACGCCAGTTATACTGGGCGAGGCACGATTCCTGCCGACATAGAATTGGCATCAAAATCTCTAGGAGATATACTGGGTGGCACAGTGGGCGATGTGTCCACAACAGCTGGCACAGCTACCAACACAGCTCTGCCTGGCACTGCCAATACCACCAATATCAATGCGCCAGCGCAGCAGACCGAAGGCCGTGTCAATTCTCAAACCGCAACCAATCCTGCATCAGCCAATCCCAACACAGCCGCAACGCCAACCAATGTCACCACTGCCAATCGCGGTTTGGTCAAGGCTCTCAATGATTACCAACAACAGTTGGTCAAGCAAGGCATATTTGATCAGGCCGACATTTACGAAATAAGATTCATAGGCGACGATGCTGGTGCATTATACAGCGCCAGATTGGAACTGTTGGACGATGACATTGTGAAAAAACGCACCGCGTCAGCCAAAGCCACACCGCAGACCATTGACCCCAATCGTGGGTACGTGGATTTGAAAACACGCAGCTATCCTATCACAGCCGGCATGAGCATTGTGAATGTCATTGATATCTTGTGTAGAAACAGTACCTGGATATCCAATCAAAGTCTGATAGTGTATGATGCCAATGGCCAAGCTCAACCTAACAAAAATCGCAGCAACAGCCCACTGAAATGGTTCAACATATCCATGCATGCTGAACCTTTGAAATGGGACGACAAACGCAACGACTATGCGTATAGAATTGTCTACAGCATTGGCAGTAGATTGGTCAAAAACGTGGTCAGTAGATATTTTGTGAGTCCAGCCTTCACTGGTGTGGTAAAAAGATATCCTTATTGGTTCACCGGACAGAATTCAGCGGTCTTGGATTACAAAGAAGAATTGAACACACTGTATCAATTCACTGTGAGTGGCGGGCGCACTGCCACCGGGCAAGAAATTGAAAGTGCTCGAGACAACAGTCTGGTCAATGCCACGTTTAGTCTGCTAGATGTGGCCACCTATGTGTACTCTCCACGCAGTGCCGAATCCAGTGCCGGCGGCAACGGGCCGCAATTTGAGCCAGCAGCCAATTTTGCAGAATTACTTTACAGTCCAGGTGATCTCAAAGAAGTCAATTTGAAAATTGTGGGCGACCCGGCCTGGATTGTGCAAGGCAGTGTGCTGCGAGCACCAACCAATCTGCTGTTTAGTGGCACCAGCTTGGCCGAGGGATTTCTGCCTGATGGCACCATTAATTTCGAGAATCAAGATGTGTTGTTTGAGATAGCATGGCAGAAACCTGCGGATTACGATCTGGCCACGGGCATAGCTGACCCTTATAAATCTGATCCAACTCGTAATCGCAATCCATTTCAAAGCAGAATATACATTATCAAGCGGGTGGTCAGTGAATTCAATCGCGGCAGTTTTACTCAAACATTGAATGGCGCAGCATACCTGATACCAACTTCTTTCCTACAGCAAGGAAGTGTGGAAATTGGTCCTATAACACCTGAACGCCGCGAAACCAGCGGCAGCCAGCAACCTCAGCGTGAGAACGCAGCACAGAATGCTCAAAACAATTCATCAGCAGTGCAAGGCGGTACATATTTCAACGGTGCTAGAAATCAACCTGCCCTGAGCGGTAGAATAATTTCGCCCAGTCAGGCTGTGGCAGCGGCCAGCACGGAAAGCACCAATCTAGTCCCGCCACTGCCGCCAAGAGTTCCCACTGATGGCACCAACAACGTGGTTGGCAGCACCGGTGGTGGATTTGCCAACGGGGGATTTGGCAGCATAGGCACAGTTAGCCAAGCACCACAGCCCAGTGTCAATTCGCCAACCAATCAACTCATGAAGAGAGAAGCTTAGACAAATCATGGCAGAAATCATACAACGCAGCAGAGGCCGGCCCAAGAGTTACAAATTTGATCGTGGTGGCTACCCAGCAGAATTTGGACCATTCACCGGTATAGTCATGAGCACCTATGACAACACTCGCAGCGGTAGACTCAGAGTGTTCATTCCAGCATTCAATGGACCAGCCAATCAAATCAATACCAGTGATGCCTACAGTGTCATGCAAGACGAAAGCAAGTGGACCACAGTGAGCTACATGCCACCGTTTTTTGGGTCCACCCCACCGCCACCATCGTCAGGCTCAACCAACAGCGTGGGTGCCTACCCAGGCAACCCCAACAGTTACGGCATGTGGTTCACCCCGCCTGACATCGGAGTCACTGTCATCTGTATCTTTGTCAACGGTGATCGCAGCCAAGGCTACTATATTGGTGTGGCACCTGATGAAACTGTGGGACACATGGTGCCTGCCATCGGGGCCTCCAGTTCGTTTGAATTGGCCAATGCAAATCAACAAGCCTATTTTGATGGCGCGATTAGGCTACCAGTCAGTGAACTCAACGTCAACAATGATGCCTTGTACAACAGCCCTAGATTTTACAATGTACCAAAACCGGTGCATAGTTATCAGGCTCAAACCATGTTTCAGCAGGGCTTGATCAAAGACGGAGAACGCGGTCCCATAACCAGTAGCAGCCAACGTGAAAGTCCCAGTGCGGTGTTTGGGATTAGCACACCGGGCACGCCTATCTATCAAGGCGGTCTCAAACCCAACGACATCCGCAGACGAATTGATGCAGGGGAAGTCAGTCCTCAAGATGTCAATGTGATAGGCCGGGTGAGTGGCCACAGTTTTGTCATGGACGACGGCAATCTAGATGGTGACAATTCGCTGATTAGATTGAGAACCAGCAAAGGACACCAGATCACCATGAGTGACAGTGGAAACTTTTTCTACATCACTCACGCCAACGGACAGACATGGTTGGAATTTGGTGTGGAAGGCACAGTTGATGTCTACAGCAGCAATTCTGTCAATGTGCGGACCAAGGGCGACATAAACCTACACGCAGATCGTGACATCAACATGTATGCTGGTCGAGAAGTCAACATCAAGAGTGAAAAAAACATGCACCTTGAAAGCATGGTTGACACAATCATCACTGCCCAACAAAATTTCACGGCTTATAGCAAAGGAACCATTGGTGTCAAGGCCGACGGTACTTTGACATTGAACAGTGCTTCTGGATCATGGGGCGCAGGCAGTGCCATGAAACTGCAGGCCGGCGCTATTGATCTCAATGGACCTGCTGCTGACAAGGTCACAGCACCCAACCCCATTACAAAAACTCTATTTGATGACACCACGTTTGACAACAGCACAGGTTGGGAAACACAGGAAGATGGTTTGACCAGCATAGTTTCTCGTGCGCCTACCCATGAGCCTTATCCTTATCACAACCGCGGTGTTGACGTTGTCACAGCATTTGAAACTGGCCAACCCAGTCCGCCGCCCGGAGCTGTGCCGGTGCCAGCCGGTGTAGAAATCATTGTTCAGGGCTGACCCACATGGGCAAGTTTACCTTTCAACGCCAAGGCAAAAGCTACACTGTCACAGCGCCTGCTGGTACCACGCAGGATCAGGCCAAGGCCATTTTTGACCAGCAGGCCAACACCGGCAGCTTGGATGGTCTGCAGCCAGGCGACACACTGTCAGCTGCCACACAGGCAGCTCAAGGTCTAGATTCAGCCGCAGCCAACGCATCTCAAGACCTAGCCAAATCTGGCAAAAGCCTGGCGCAAGGCATTGGTGATCTAGCAGGAGCCACGGTCAAGGCTGTGAAATCAGTGGCTGGTGGTATAGGCAAAGCGGTCAAGGGCATTGGCAAGGGAGTATCCAGCGGGCTCGCCAAGGTGGGCAGCAGTCTTGGTTCTGCTGTGGTCAAGATTGGCGAAGTCATAGGTTCAGTGCCCATTGGCAACGGTATCACAGTGGGAAATTTTGCACTCAGCACCGCGGCTTTCTTGGGCATTGGTGGCATGACTCAGGCCGAAACCACAGGCACCTTGGCTCAGGTCAGCAACAATGTAAACCAACCCGCAGATGCTGTCAGCAACAGCAAGGGTGTGGGCAAATATGGACTCAGCATCAGTCAACTTGAGTCAGCAGGCTATGTGAGACCTGGCAACTCCGCCTTGGTCAACGCAACCAACACGCCGGTCAGCATACTCAAAAGCCCTGCGGTATGGACCGGAAAAGATGGCATCAACAGCCTAGATGACATGTTGGCCAATGAAAAAATACAGAGCAAGATACAACAGACTACCATGGTGCAGGGACTGGCTGGTTTGGCCGCAGTGGGTCTAGCTGTGGGTGGAGGCAGCGATGCCATCACCACTGCGGCCATGGCAGTGGTTGCGGCCAAAAGCATTCAGCAGGCCGCGGCATATTTCAAAGACAAACCCATACCCAATGATCCCACGGGCGCAGTGAAAACAGAATTTGACAACTCGGTACGCAACAGTGCCTATGCAGTGAGCTACACTCAGCAAAAAGTGCCAGAAGTCTGGAAGGCAGAAGAAAACCCAGTGGCGGCTGTGGCCACAACCAACCGCGACACTGTGAATGCTGCCAGCACTCGCATAGTTGGCAACGACAAAGTACCTGAGCCTCAATACAACAACGCTCCTCCTGACGTAGAAGTTGATGCAACAGCAGTGGGCGAAAGATTCACAAAAGAATATAACGACACTATAGACAACTTCAACAACGAAATAGCAGGCATCAAAGCAGATCCAGGTTTGTCCAAGCTGCAGAAACTTGAAGCCAGAGAAACTGTGTTTATTAGATACATTGCTATCTTGACCGGTCTAAGACAGAGTATAGCTGATTATTACTATGACCGCACTCAGTTGAAAAAACAAGATCGTGAAAAATACAATTTTAACGGTTCGGTTTTTTATCAAATAGTGCTAAGAATTGGTGAGGACATCAAGGCATTTGAAGTCAAACTGTTTGACACTCGCGATGACTTGCTGAAATTGAAGTCTCAAACACAATAAGTAACAAGTGAGGCACACAAAATGGCACAGACCTACATTGGATTCAACACAATAGATCAATTCAAAAAATTCACGCTGACAGGCGATGCATTGATCAAACGTGACCTTATCAATGCTTTCAACATTCGTCAAGGGTCACTGCCGGGGCGTCCTGGCTATGGCACAGTGATCTGGGACTATCTATTTGAAAACAAAGTAGAAGACCTACAGTTTGAACTCAACAGAGAAATTCAACGTGTGGCCGGAAGCGATCCCCGAGTGTATATCAGCGACAGTCAGGTGTACCCACAAGACAATGGAATTCTCATAGAAATACAGCTCACCATAGTGCCAGGCACTGACGTTGAGAGACTGGCCATATTTTTTGATCTCACCAGTCGCTCAGCAACCTACGTATAACTGCGCCGTTTTTGCCGTCGATAAATAAAAAAAGAGGCTAAAATGGCGATTACCACACGACAAACTGCAATATTTGGTGTTGAAGACTGGAAACAGATCTATCAAACCTATCGCGAAGCTGATTTTCAAAGCTATGATTTTGAAACTCTGCGCAAGAGTTTTGTAGACTATCTAAGACTCTACTATCCTGAAACTTTCAATGACTACATCGAAAGCAGTGAATTTATTGCGCTGCTTGATGTAATTGCTTTCATGGGCCAGGCACTGGCTTTCCGCACTGATCTCAACACTCGCGAAAATTACATTGACACAGCAGAACGTCGCGACAGCGTGGTCAAATTGGCCAACTTGGTCAGCTACACTGCCAAGCGTAACATTGCGGCCGAAGGATTTCTCAAGGTTTTTTCAGTTGTCACAACTGAAAATGTTTTTGATTATCAAGGCACCAACCTGGCCAACTTTACAGTGAACTGGGCCGATCCCACCAATCCAGACTGGCAAGAACAGTTCACAACCATACTGAATTCGGCCTTGGTTGACACACAGCGAGTGGGTAGACCGGCCAACCGTCAAAACATCTTGGGCATCAGAACCGACGAATATGGTATCAATCTAGTTCCGGGCTTCTTGCCAGTGGTACCCTACAATGCCACAGTGGACGGTGTTGTAATGCCGTTTGAAGCAGTTACATCCACCAGCGAAGGTGCCAACTTCTTGTATGAACCAGCACCACAGGCTGGGCAGCCATTTAATATCTTGTTTAGAAACGACAGCCTAGGATTTGCCAGCCCCAACACCGGATATTTTTTCATGTTCAAACAAGGTGTGCTGCAAAACCAGGATTTTAACTTGGCCGAACGTATCAGTAATCGCACAGTCAACATCAACATCGAAGGCGTCAACAACAAAGACTTCTGGCTGTTTCAGCTTGACAACGTTGGCAATGTATCTAGACAGTGGGAATACAGCGAAAACATTTACACCGCAGCCGGTGAACAGCTTGGAACCAGTCTGCGCCCATTGTTCAGTGTGACATCAAGAACCAATGATCAGATCACTCTTATATTTGGCGACGGGGTGTTCAGCGAAATTCCTGTGGGCACATTCCGTACCTATGTGCGTGCCAGCAACGGTTTACAGTACATCATCAACCCAGCTGAAATGCAGAATGTGCAGTTGTCTATCAGCTACATCAGCCGCACAGGCAATCTAGAAACAATCACTTTTACCTGTGGCATCACGCAGCCTGTGAGCAACAGTCAGGCACGTGAGCCCTTGGAACAGATCAAACAACGTGCTCCGGCCAGATACTACACACAGGATCGCATGGTCAACGGTGAAGATTACAACCTGTTTCCCTACACTCAGTACAGCTCAATTCTCAAAAGCAAGGCCTTGAACAGAGCCAGTATTGGTACCAGTCGTTATCTTGACCTAGTGGACAACACGGGCAAATACAGTTCAACCAATACCTTTGGCAGCGATGGTGCGCTGTGGCGCGAAGATGTTACGCCCACAATTTTGTTCAGCTGGGTCAACCGCAATGAAATTGCTGATGCCATAACCAACCAGGTGCAACCACAGTTGGCTGAAAGTACGCTGCAACAATTTTATTACGCCAATTTTCCACGACAAACAGTCAACACCGGTGCCACAGCAGGCTTTACCTGGCAACAGAGCACCACCTTGGCCAACGAAACCACAGGATTTTTTAGAAACGCCACGTTCAGTCAAGACTGGCCCAATGGTGCTCCCATAGCCGTCGGACCCACTACCAGCACAGTATTTCGTTATGTTGTTGTAGGCAGCTTGATCAAGTTTGTGGCTCCGGCAGGCTACTATTTTGATACCAACAACAAACTGCAACCAGGCACTGCCACTGGCGAAAATGAAAAAGACAGTATTTGGGCCAGTCCACAAGCCATTGTGGGCACCGGCGACAACAATGGTCTAGGCAATCTAACCACAGGCGTGGGGCCAGTAACGCTTAACAATTTTGTGCCCACTGGCGCCATTGTTGATACCATTATCCCATTGTTTGTGACAGACCTGCCTTTGTCTCTGGAAACTGCCATGGCTGAACAGATTCTGCTGTTTAGAAACTTTGGCATTGGTTACGACAACGACGGCACCATCACCGGAACCCCTTATACCTGGTATCTCATTACCAGCACCAATCTTGATCAAGATGCTGCGTTCAGTTTGGCCAACGCAGGATCAACCGCAGGTACCAATCTAGATGCTTCGTGGTTGGTGCAGTTTGTGGTTGAAAATCAAAATTATACCATTACGTTTAGAGGCTTGTCTTACAATTTTGGATCAGTGCTGCAGACTAGATTTTTCTTCTATGGCGATCAACAGATTTACGACAGCCGCACAGGCACAATCATCAAAGATTTCGTCAACATCTTGGCCGTAAACACCAGACCTGACAGCACTCAAACACTGTCAGGCAACGTGCCTGTGACCATCACAGGACAACCTGTGGAAAGCGATGGCTACGTGGACGACTTCCAGGTCTTGGTTGGATTCCGTGATGTTGACAACGACGGCGTGCCAGACAATCCAGATTTTTTTGATGAGATTGTAGCTCCATCAGTGACACCAAATCAAAAACTGATCTTTTTACAACAGACCATTGATTTTGACAATCTTCAAAGATATCTGCTGACCGAGCCTGGCGTGGTCAACAGCGATTATCCCACACTTGATGCGCTTGAACTGGTCAAGACCGAGTGGTCACCAGGACAGGTGTTCTACGCATATTCACAAGAACTATTTTACCAACTGTCAATCAACGCCGCTGGAGTTAGAACCCTGACTCAGGTGTCAGGCTACATCGCTCGCACTGGTCGCCAAAGCCTGTATTATCAGTACAGACACAATGCTCCACTCAGTGCGCGAATTGATCCAGGTACCACAAACATCATTGATTTGTACATTGTGACGCAAAGTTACTACACAGCCTATCAAAACTGGATCAAAGACACCACAGGCACTGTGACTGAGCCACCGTTGCCCACAATTGACGAACTCAGCACAGAATATCAAGGTTTGCAAGAATACAAAATGTTGAGCGACAACATCATCTTGAACAGTGTGATTTTCAAGCCCTTGTTTGGCGCCAAGGCAGCCAATGAACTTCGTGCCACCATCAAGGTCATCAGAGCTCAAGGCAGCACAGCCAGCACCAGTGAAATCAAAAGTTCGGTGGTGGCAGCCATGAATGATTATTTCAGCATTGACAAGTGGAACTTTGGTGACACTTTCTTTTTCAGCGAGTTGGCTGGCTATCTACACAGAGAATTGGGCAGCATAATTAGTTCTGTAGTACTGGTGCCGCTGGACCAACAGAAGTTCTTTGGAGATCTGTACGAAATTAGATCAGCACCCAGTGAGATTTTTGTTAACGCCGCAACTATTGACAACATTGACGTGATCGAGGCATTGACCAGTACCAACTTGCGCACTGCACCAGGTAGTGGAGTTATCTAATGGCAACTGTAAAAACTGTTGATTTTCTTCCAGAAATTTTTCAAACTGACACCAATCGCCAGTTCTTGGCAGCTACCCTGGATCAATTGGTACAGGAACCACGGTTCAAAAAGACCCAAGGTTTTATTGGACGCAGAGTGGGACCCGGTGTCAACCCCAATGATCGATATGTGGTGGAAATTGACGAAACACGTACCAATTATCAACTTGAACCTGGTGTAATCAGTCTCAAACCCGACACTGACATTATCAAAGATGTAATAACCTATCCAGGTATCAATGATGCAATAACTTTTCAAGGCGGCAACGGCGACAGACCGGATCGTCTCTACACCAGTGAATATTACACTTGGGATCCGTTTGTAAACTTTGATACCTTTGTAAACTTCAGTCAGTATTTTTGGCTGCCCAACGGCCCTGACTCAGTTGATGTCCGGGCTTCGCAGATTCCCTTCAATGCAAATTTCAATGTAACAAGAGAAAACGGTGTTTACACATTTGACGGGGTCAGCGGCAATAATCCCACTATTACCCTGGTGCGTGGCGGAAACTATACGTTTTCTGTAGCACAAAATGACAAAGAAACCATCAATTTTAGAGTCCAAAACAGCACAGACACAGCTTATCTCGTAGACGGTCAACGCAATCCCACACTCACATTGGCTCGCGGCAACACCTATGTGTTCAACCTCACCACCAATGGAGTGTTTCCGTTTTGGATCAAATCTCAGCCCGTGACCGGCACAGTTGAGTCGTACGATCAGGGTGTGCTGAGAAACGGTGCAGTCACTGGATTGGTAACTTTCACAGTACCGCGCGATGCGCCTGACACACTGTATTACATTGCAGAAAACAGACAGGCAATGCAAGGGGTGTTGAACATAGTTGACAATGTGTCTGGAACTGGTCCAGGTTTTTGGATTCAGGCAGCACCAGGAGTATCAGGTCAACTGCCTTCAACTCCAAACATCAGCAGTCGTGATGTGTTTGGGGTAACCAACAATGGTGAAGATCTAGGAGTTGTGACTTTCAACGTTCCTTTCAAAGAAGGACAAAACTTTTTCTACAATCTCACCAATTTTGGCACAGCAGACCTCTTGACCACCCTGCAGTTCAGTCAGATCAACAACGTCAGCGTCACTCAGTTCATTGATACCTATGGTGGCATTGATGGCATCACGGATCTCAACGGTAGAACATTGGTGTTCACAAACCCCGAGCTTGACGCCGCCGTGGGCGGTTGGGAAGACATTTCGCTGTATGATCCCTTGGTTCAAACTGTTGCCAACAATGGCTTGATTGGTAGTTTTGACTCAACAACTTTCAGTCAGACCACACCAATACCTTTTGAAAATCGCTATCAACTTTGGCAAATCAATTACACCACCACTGACAATGTTGAGTACATCACTCTGCAAAAAATCACAGACATCCCGGAACTTTCAAAATTTACTGTGAAATTTGGTGCGGAATTCAGTAACACACAGTGGTACAAAGACACCACTGGGTTTATCAAATCTGTGCCTTTGCTGTCAGCAGCTCAGGACACTTTGTACTATCAAGATGGTACTGATCCTGACATTTTTGGACAAATCAAATTGGTTGATCAAGGACAATCAACCACAATTTTCATTGATGAAATAGTTGGAAAAAGCAACTACACCAGTCCAAATGGTGTGGTCTTCAGCACAGGATTGAAAGTCAAATTCACTGGTGATGTTGTGCCATCAACCTTTGCCAGCAACACTGTTAGCATATCTTACACAGGAACCGAAGCTGGCACAAATTACATCACTGCGGTTGATGACACAGACCAACTCTATGTTGGTCAGCGCATTGTGTTTTCTTCACCAACCCTGGGTGGATTGGTTGCTGGTCAAAATTATTATGTGAGATCAATCGCGGCCAACGGTTTGAAATTCACAGTAAGTTCACAGCCTGGTGGAACAACTACGTTGTTGCAAAATGGCTCAGGCAATGCCACAGCCACGGCTATCAGCTTGAGAGAATATTATGTGGCCGGCGTTGGTACTGCAATTGAACTTTTGCCAGTGACAAATTTTGTTGTGCCCGAAACCTATGCCAGTGACTTTGACACAGACACTGTGGCTGTTGAGCCCTTGGAGCTTGATTATCTAACCATTGACCGTGCCAGCAAAGATCTAAACGCCTGGACACGAAGCAATCGCTGGTTCCATCTTGACGTTATCAACGCCACGGCAGAATATAACAACACTGTGGCAGTGCTGGACAATGCTTATCGCGCCAAGCGTCCAATCTTGCAATTTAGACCCGGCTTCAAACTGTGGAACATGGGTACCGAAGGCAAGCAGCCAGTAGACATCATTGATTTTGAAGAGACTGACGCATTTAGCAACATTGAGGGAGCCACAAGTTACACAGTGGATGGTTACACTTTTGTAGAAGGAACTCGTGTAATTTTTGCTGCCGACAATGACATTGAAGTGCGCAACAAAATTTATGTTGTCAGCTTTATATTGCCTGACTCTCAGTCACCTTTGATAGCACAGCCTATCATCAATTTGACCTTGGCCACAGATGGCGAAGTTTTGATAGACCAGTCCACGGTTGTCACAGCCGGTGAATCTACCCAAGGCAAAACCTATTGGTACGATGGCGAACAGTGGATTCTTGCACAACAAAAAACCAGCATACAACAGGCTCCGTTGTTCAACATCTATGACAGTCAAGGTGTGAGCTTTGGAGACACAACCAAATATCAATCATCAAACTTTGTCGGCAGCAAACTGTTTAGCTATGCAGTGGGGGATACCAGCCTGGTTGATCCTGTGCTGCAATTTGCCTTGGACTATCTCAACATTGAAAACGTTGGAGACATTGTGTTTGAAAACAATCTCTACGTGGACAGTTTTGTTTATGTGGTAGACAATGCCAGTGTTACTCTAGACATCAGCAGCGGTGCAGCACGAGAATATGCATCACGCACAGTATTTCAAAAACGCATAGGTTGGCAAAATGCTGTGGTCACAAGCCAAACCTATCAACAGTTTAGATTCAATTTCAACAATCAGGCCCTGAATCTTGACGTTGCAGCCAACAGCCAAATCACAAGTCCGGTGCCTGTGATAAAAATCTATGTTGGCGCACAGTTTTTACCGCCCAGTCAGTACACTTACACCACCACCGCCAACAGCACTGAAATCAATTTGTTGCAGGACTACCCACTTGATGAAATCATTGAAGTGCTGGTATTGAGTGACCAAACCAGTCAAACTGCATTCTATCAAGTACCTATCAATCTTGAAAGCAATCCACTCAATGCCAACAGTCCTAGATTCACCCTAGGCACTGTGAGAACGCACTATCAAAGTATCTGTGAAAATTTAACCACGTTGTCTGGTCCGGTAAATGGTGCCAACAACACCCGTGATCTTGGAAATCTTGTTCCCTATGGTTTGATAATTCTACAACAAAGTGCACCATTGACTTTGGCCGGGTATTTCATGCGCAGCAAAGAATACAATATTTTTGCAGCGTTGAAATACAACACTCAAGAATACCTAAAGTACAAAGCCACACTGCTGGATGCTGTGTTGCGTCAAAACATCAGCTTCAAGACCACGGGCGAAATCTTGGATGAAGCCATTCAAGAATTAACCTTGGGCAAAATTGAATCACAACCGTTTTACTGGAGCGACATGCTGCCCAGTGGTATACCGACCTACAGCAACAGCTACACTGTGAGCTTCACTACCTCATCAGTGTTCGACACAGTGCAGGTCTACAACTTCACCAGTTCAAATTATCTTGGACTGTTGGTATACGTCAATGGTCAACTGCTCACACGCGGAGTAGATTACACCGTGGCCACAGACGGCCCCAGGGTCACTATTGACACGCCATTGACACCGGGTGATGTTGTGACCATTAACGAATACTCCCAAACTTACGGCAGCTTTGCACCCAACACCCCAACCAAAATGGGCTTGTATCCGGCCTGGCGTCCTGCTGTGGTACCAATCCAAACCAGCACAGGTATCAAATTGGCCACACTGGGTCATGATGGAAGCACTACGCCGCTTTATGGTGACTTGCGAGATCAGGTGCTGTTGGAATTTGAAACCAGAATCTATGACAATCTAAAGTTGGATGGAAATCCAGTTCCGCTGACTGAGGCCAATGTGCTACCTGGGCAATTTAGAGACACAGGATTCACCTATCAAGAAACCAACAATATCTTGGCACAGGATTTCCTCAGCTACTGCGGTTGGAACAAACTTGATTTCCGTACACAGCAGTACAATGTCAACAACACATTCACATACAACTACAGTGGTTCACAGAATCGCTTGGACAATCAACCCTTGTTGGGCGCCTGGCGCGGCATCTATCGATTCACCTACGATGTAGAACAGCCACAGTACACTCCCTGGGAAATGCTGGGACTGAGCATTGAACCTGATTGGTGGGAAGAAAGATATGGCCCAGCACCTTACACCAGCGACAACTTGGTGTTGTGGGATGATCTTGAAGCTGGCTATGTTGCGGATCCCGTGGCTCCATATTTTCTCACAGAATATGCCAGACCCGGATTGACTGAAATCATACCCACAGGCAGTGAGGGCGAGCTGCTGCCGCCCAATCAGTCGGTCATGGGCTTTTTCAACGAAACCCAGTTTCAAAAGAGCTGGGCTGTGGGCGATGGCGGACCAGTAGAAGCATCGTGGTGGAACAGCAGTGCATATCCTTTTGCAGTGATGCGCCTGTTGGCAGTCACTCGCCCAGCCAAGTTTTTTGCACTGTTTGCTGACCGTGATCGTTACAAATTCAATCTTGACTATCAGCAATATCTCTATGATGATCGTTATCGTCTAGACGCCAACGGAATTCAAGTGTATGGCAACGGCGTCAGCAAGGCCAGTTACATCAACTGGATTGTTGACTACAACAGAATCTCTGGTCTTGACAGCACACAGAGTCTGACAGATGACTTGGCCAATCTAGATGTTAGACTGTGCTATCGCATGGCCAGCTTCAGCGACAAGCAGTACATCAAGGTTGTTACAGAAAAAAGCAGCCCCAGCAGTACCAACACTGCCTTGATAATTCCTGACGAAAGCTATGATCTTTTGGTATACAAAAATCAGCCGTTCGGACAAACCGTATACAGCAGTGTCACAGTTCAAAAAACAGCCAGTGGTGGATTCAGCGTGTCTGGATACAGCACTTTACAACCATACTTCAACACACTGAAAAGTGGCGGCGGCGGTCGTTTGCAAAACTTCACTCTTGGCAATATATCGGTTCAAATACCCACACTGTATACCGACAATGTTGTGCAGGTACCATACGGTACTGTGTTTGCCAATGCCGGCGCGGTAGTTGACTTTTTGTTGTCCTATGGAAAATACCTTGAAGGTCAAGGTCTCAGTTTCACCAACACTGCCAACGGTTATGTGTTGGATTGGACCAGAATGGCCTATGAATTTTTGTACTGGGCTCAACAAGGATGGAGTAATGAGGCTATCATCAACCTCAATCCCTTGGCAGACAAATTGGTAGTGACCAAAGAAAAGGCCGTGGTTGATTCTATTCGAACTCAGACAGTTGAGACACAGTTGTTGGATCAAAACAGTCAGGATTTTGCCACAAGAAATCTCAACATTGTTAGAATTGACAACACATTCATAATACAAAGTTTGGTTACTCAAGCAGTGTCATATGCCGAACTTAATTTTACGTCATTTGAACACATCATTGTTTTGAAAAATCAAAGTGTGTTTGGCGACCTAATATACGACCCCACCACAGGCGATCGTCAGAGTCGCTTGAATCTAATTGCTGTGACCAGTGTTGACTGGAATGGTACTGTAAATGCGCCAGGCTTTATTCTCAATCAAAACAATGTAGAAGAATGGACCGGACTGAGAACTTACACCAAGGGCGAAATCGTTCTATACAAAAACGTGTACTGGAGCGCCTTGACCATTGTGCAGCCCAGTGCCAACTTCAACTTCAATGACTGGGTACAGAGCGATTACGAACAGATTCAACTGGGACTGTTGCCCAACATTGCCAACAAAGCAGATCAGCTGGCCAACAGCTACAACATCAATTTGGCCAATATTGAGAGTGACAACGATCTGTTGTCTTATGGTCTAATTGGTTATCGTCCACGCCAATACATGGCCGCTCTGAATCTTGACGATGTCAGCCAACTCAATGTTTACCGTCAGTTCTTGGGAACCAAAGGAACTGTGCTGGCAGCAGAGTTGTTCAAGGGCGCAAACTTCAGCAAAGAAACTGCTGATTACGATATCTATGAAAACTGGGCAGTGCAGCGAGCAGTGTACGGAGCCAACGCCAACCGAAGCTTTGTTGAACTGAGACTGAACCGTGGTCTGCTGAACAGCAATCCCAGTATTGTCAAGGTAACCACACCTGAAGAAGTCACTGAAGCAGACCAAAATATTCAATTGGGCGCGGTGTGGCGACAGAGCTACAAACTGACATCGCCTGACTTTTTGCCAGTGACCTTTGACCTGCCCACAGACACTGCTCTGCCCAATGCTGGATATGTGAGCTTGGATGATGCTGATCTCACAGTATTTGACATAGAAGACGACGAAGAATTCGCTGCCAGTCTTGACAGTATTCAAGTGGGAACCAGTATTTGGGTAGCCAAAATCAATCAGTATGACTGGAACATATACCGTGCGCAACCAGTGCCCGGAACCATTGTTCATGTGTGCGACAATCTTGACAGCACCAGCAGAGTTGTATTTTCCAAACAACACGGACTGTCTGCAGGTCAAAGACTGATTATCAAACAGTTTGATATTGAAGTTGATGGTGTGTACACTGTGGTGTCTGTGCTGAATTTGACCACAGTCAACATTGAGTTCCAGTTCGCAGGTAGTCGTACCGTGGTTGACGGCGATGGCATTGGATTTACTTTGCAGACTCAACGTGTGGCGCAGGCCAGCGACGTATTGAACTTGCCTTATGCCAACGAAATTCAGGCTGGTGCAAGGGTTTGGGCCGACGATGACGGGACCGGTCACTGGGCTGTGTTTGAAAAACAGGATCCGTTCACTGCTATCACAGTGTTGAATCCCGATCCCATGACCACGTTCCAAAATGAGAACTACGGTCACAGTGTGGCACAGGCGCAGAATCGTACTGCGCTTTTGGTTGGTGCGCCGTTTTATACCAGAAGTGCTGTGCAACACGGCGGTGTATATGTCTATGTCAAGAGCGACAGTGATCAGTATACTCCTGTGACTCCGTTGCCCAACAGTGTCAATGCTGTGTTGACACTGGATGTTACTGGCGTGCGCGGTTACGGCAACGCAGTGGATTTTGGCAATCAAACCTGGGCTGTGGCCGGCGCCAGTCGCAGTCTTGGCCCTGCGTCAGAAGCAGACAACGGATATGCTGCTGTAATTTACAGAGATCCAGATCTTGGTGAACCGGGTATTGTGCCCTTTGCCCAGTGGCAACTGCTGACACAGCCTGGCACAACTCCCAGCAGCACCCCAGGCGCGGGAGAATTTGGCTACAGCGTGGCCATGAGCACTGATGAACGTTGGTTGTATGTTGGAGCTCCTGGCATCAGCAATGTTCATGCCTATGGGCGAGTAGACTGGGAACACCAGTTCCATACAGCCACAGGCGATGGAGTCACTGATACCTTTTTGATCTCTGACAAAATACAGATCAATCAAGACACACAAATCACAGTCACAGTCAATGAAACACCGCAGTTCTTGACCGTGGATTACACTGTGGATGGTACTTTTGACAATGTCATCTTTGTTACACCTCCTGCGCTTGGTGCAAGAATACGTATTCAACGCATCAATCAGCAACGATTGGATTATGGCATCTACTATGGTGTAACTCAGTCAGCTACGTCTGGCGGCGGGTCAGACGCTGTGTTCACCATTGAGCGAGTGCGTGGCCAAGTTGGACAACCAAGTGCTGTCAGCGGCTTTGTTGGTGTCAATGGCGGTGGATCAGGCTACGCAGTGAGTAATACAATCACAATTGATGCAGCGGATTTTGATGGCGGTTCATCTCCTGCCAATGACATCACACTCACAGTAACACAGGTTGGTGCGCTTGGTGAATTGGAAGCATTTACAATTGCTTACACACCGCCGGCTCTACAGACAGTGTTCAATCTTGGAACCTATTTCTTCACAGCGACCAATATTGACAGCTTCAGTGTGTATTACCAAGATATATTGCTACGACCCAACATTGATTATTCTTTCAATACCGGTACTCAAGATTTAACATTTACTACAATACCATCAGCAGGCTCAGAAATAATTGTCCGAGCTGAAAGCTATTTTAGATATGTTTCTTCATTGCAGGTAGTGGGACTTACTCCCAGTGATCGCATGGGTACCAGCGTTGCAACCAGCACTGACGGTACTCAGATATTGTCTGGGTCTCCTGATTCTACCGTTTACAGCGCAGTTGAAGCTGGCACGGTGTATGTGTTTGATCGCAATGTGCAGCGTTTTATTGTCAATGCTGCTGCTGACAATCCAACATTCACTGTGTTAGGTCTTCCAGCAGTGGCTCCGGTGGGGGTCACTGTCAACAACGAACGCTGGATCAATCAAGACGACAGTGTGATAGGTGGTGTTCACACATTCATCTGGGATGGATCAAATGGGTTCACTCTGAACGGATCTGTCAACGTTGGTGACGAAGTCTTGATTGAAACCAACAATTTTGCTCTGTTGGATCAGTTGCACCAACAAACTGTGGCAGAATTCTCCAATTTTGGATCAGCAGTTGACCTATGCGAAAACAATTGCAGCGTGTATGTGGGCGAGCCCAACAGCAGCGTACAGGTTTACAAAGGTGGTATTGTTGAGCGCAGTGAGAACCAGTCAAGACTCTATGGCACCATAACCAGTCTCAACCCCGCACCCACACTCACAAATGGTCACACCCTGCGTGTCAACAACATTGATGTGCCAGTACAACCTGATCAATCTTTGGCCGGCTTGGCTGCTGCAATAAACAGCACAGTGCCCAATGTCACTGCCACAGTCAGCGCCAGCACAGGACTGATGACACTCACTGTGACCAACAGTGCAGCCGCAGATCCTTTCAACAAGGTCAATGTAGCACCGGGCAGCGTTGGT